ATTAGTTTTCGTATATTATGAGGTCGCAAAATCACACTTAATAATAGAATTAGAGGGATATTTCCCTCTTTTTCTACTTAAACTGTAAGGAGTAAATATGGAAGAATCCAAAAAACAGGAGGTAGAGGTACCTCAAGTCGAAGAAATAATACCTGAATCATGGAAATCTAATGAAATAGATAAATTAGCTAGTGCTCTTGCTAAAGCACAAACGTTAATGGACGGTGCACAAAAAACTAGCACAAATCCTTTCTTTAATTCTGGTTATGCAGATTTGCATACATGTATTAAGTCTTCATTCCCAGCATTGAATAAACATGGTTTATCTATAGTACAAGGTAATGAGGTTATATCTGGTGCTGTATGTGTAACTACTACATTATTACATGAATCAGGTCAATGGTTACGGTCAAAATTAAAAGTACCAATGGCTAAGATAGATGCACAAGGTGTAGGTAGTGCTATAACGTATGGCAGAAGATATGGTCTTGCTGCTATGGCAGGCATTGCACAGAAAGATGATGATGGTAATTCAATATCTAAAGCTACTGCTGGTAAAAATCCAAAAAGTGCTGTAGATAGACATAACGCACAACAACAATTAAGATAAGGAGTAAGTAACGATGGCAATTAAAACAATGACACATAATAGTGGAGGTGGTACATGGTCCGAAGGATGGCACCAACTTACTATCGAAGCTGCAGAATATGGTGACTGGAATGGAACTAAATTTATAGAATTATGGTTCGATGGTTATCCTAAAACATTCAAACTACGAGTGTATGAAGCTCATAACAAAGAAACTCATGAAGAGTTTGCGTTAGCAAAACTATTTAAGTTAGCTAATGCTGGTATCATTGATAGAGTAAAATCACCTAGTGGTAAAGAAGCTATACAATATGACGATGATGCATCAGGTCTTGTAGGTAAACAAATCAATGGTTATTTCTATAAAGATGGAGAGTATGTAAGAGTTTCTGATAGAATTGCACCTATAGCACATCAAGGTAATGTGTTATCTTATACAGAAGATGATGTACATTTCCGGAAAGGTGTAACTGAGAAATATATTGCAAGTAGAAAACAAAATGCTCCCGCAGTAGCAGATACAACGAGTAATGGTAGCGAAGCTAACGTTCCGTTCTAGTATCTAACTAAAAGGGGGATGCATCCGCACTTACATACCCATTCGACATCGTGTCCCCCTTTAAAATTATTAAGGAGATTATTATGACAGTAAAAGAGCATTTAATCAAGTTTCTGGACTGGAAATTTGATCGAGGTATTATGTTTAAAACTCATGACATACAAAACTTATCAGAACGTGGACTCAAAAAGTTTGGAAGAAGATTAGGATCGCCTGAAACATATACAAGGCAATTTCGTGAGTTAAGACAAAATGGAGTGTACAATGTAGATAAAATTCATACTTATGGTACTAACGAAAAGTCGTGGTACGTTAGGAGTAGAAATGATTAAAGAATTTGCATTTGGCACACATAACAGACATCATTTTTCTGATGTTAATAAATTAGATACGTATATGAACATGTCACAAGATACATTTATGTCATTGTATGATTATGATGATTATGTGATAGAATATGTTAAGAAAAAACAAAGTCTATCTGGCTTTGATGGCATGATATATGTACCTGACGAATTCATACTAGACGTAGATGGTTCAAACCCTGAAGACGCTTTGGTTAAACTACAAGGCTTACTAATATTACTAGACGACTTAGATGTCCCTAGACAAATATACTTTAGTGGCACAGGATTTCATGTCCACATACCACAAGAAGCCTTCAGGTGGAAACCTTGTGACGATTTACATCTAAAAGTAAAAGAAGAATTAAAGTCTAAGGGTATATTTGATTTTGCAGATCCATCTGTTACAGATAAAACAAGATTGATACGTATACCTAATACATTAAATAGTAAATCAAACTTATGGAAAGTTCAATTACAAACTCAAACAGACATAAAAACTATTATGGATTATGCTGTACAATCTAGAGAGATAAAAGAACTAGACCATGAATGTGATCCAGTATTTGATGTATTAGAACGTAAAACTAAACCTACTGCAGAATATCAAAAAGTATCACTTGGTAGACAACCTGATCCTGTCAACTTTCCATGCATACAAACTATGTTAGAAGGTACAGCTCAAGGTCAACGTCATCAGGTAGCACTTAGACTAGCAGCACACTTTAGGTGGCTCTATCCAGAAGATATTGTAAGAAATGTTATGGAAATGTGGAGGAAACAAGTAGATAATGACACTCATCCTTTTACTGCAAAAGAAATGGACGGTATTGTTACTAATTGTTATACAGGACATGACGGTTCAGGATATAGGTATGGATGTAGCGATATTATAATGGACGAGTATTGTAAAAATACTTGTAAGTTATATAAGTCAAAGAAATCACAGACAATGATGGATGCTAAAACTATGGAAGCAGAGTTCTTAGATTTCTTAGCTACTAATAGAGAGCCACTAAACTTAGGAAGTCTATATGGACAAGACTTTCCAATTTACCCAGGAGAAGTAGTTATTGTTCAGGCTCCTCCTAAATCCATGAAAACAATGCTATTACAAAACTGGGTAAACTCATTCAAACGACCAACTTATTTTATAGAGATGGAGATGTCACCAAGACAAATATGGTCACGTTTCTGTATGATAGAGATGGGTTGGGATGATGAACAACTAATGAAACATTATTCTGAGTTAAGTGAAAATCTAACTGATAGATTTAAATGGCTTACTGTAGAATACGGTTCATGTTATCCTAGCGAGTTAGAGAAAAGACTATCTTTACTAGCTGTTAAACCAGAAATTGTTGTTGTTGACCACTTAGGTTTGTTAAGATCTAAGCAAAGAGACAATAATATGAAAGTAGAAGAAGCATCTCAAGCTCTTATGGAACTAGCTGTTCAACACAAGGTAATTATATTTGCTGTATCAGAAATCACTAAGACTGCAATGACTGAAGGTATGAATATTGCATCGTCACGTGGCTCATTTAGAATAGCATATAATGCCAACAAAGTATTGTCAATCACTCCCTATAAGAATGATGACAATGTCATAAAATCTCTACAAGTAGAGTCCACTGCTAATAGAGAAAAGGAATGGTTAAATGTTAACCTTCCTATCACTGGAGTTCAAATCCGATGAGTATAATGGGGACAATAACTGGTCCTGTAAGTCCTGAAACAAAGGAATGATGGCAAAGGAATATGTGAGTCCCCATTGTATTAATTGTAAGTATTTAAATGAAGATAAGTGCACTTACTTCAAAAGATTTAGGATATCTGAGCCTAAAAAAATCCCTTGGAATATTGCAGCCAAAGGTTGTAAAGTTTACTTGCCAAAAAAGAGTAAGGAGCATCCACTATTAGATTTAGTGCTTGATTTATTTGCATGATACTGAAATGTTATATAGCAGTGTTATTATGTAGTATAGTAGATGAAGCATGGAATATACGTAATCCTAGACCAGAACCCAAAGAAATATATTATAGATTACAATGGGAAAAAAAGGATTTCTATACATTTAAAGTTAATAATGAATGGGTGCTTAGAAAGTATCGTAAAACTGACAGTAAACTTAAACGAAAAGTAAGAAACAAGTATTGGGAGAAACGCAATGGCAGATCCAAGAGACGAGATTAGAGTAAGATATCCAAAAACTTTAAAAGAATTTGAAACAATCCAAAAAGAAATGTTATATCTATTCTGTGAAAAACAATTAGACTATGGACCTACTAATATAGGCATGGGTAAAAGTAAAGTAAAAACAGACGAAGATGTAAGATTATCTTTAATGGGTCTTGGTACCAGATTAAATGATAAAATATCAAGATTTTTAAATTTAACAATGCAAAACAAAAAACCTAAAAACGAAAGTATTGATGATACTCTCATTGATATAGCTAACTATGCTGTAATGGCATTAATTGTAAGGAGTAAATTATGGGGGAAATAACACAAAAAGATATAGATGTATTACCTGAGTCTGAAAAAAAGAAAGTAGATAATGCTAAAAAAGAAGTTGTTGAATCTATGCCTAAAAAAATTAAGAAAACTGAAGATAAACCTAAAAAAGTTAAGGAAGAAATAGATCTTAAAAAGTTACGTGAAGATTTAGATAAATTAGGTGATTGGATAGCTGATGTTGATGATGAACTAGGTCAAGTAATTGATTTAGTCAATAGGATGGCTACAAGGTTAGGTATAGAATGAAAAGAAAAAAGATAACTTATAATCAGATAATGGAAACATGTAATGCATTGTATAATAAATTGCTGCAAGTAGAAAAAGCAGTTAATTATAACCATACATTAACACTTGCATATATAGATTGCAATGGAGATCAAGATAAGTTAACAAAATTTTTAAAGGAGATGAACGAAGATGGACAATCAGACAAAAGTAATATTGACGGAAATAGAAATGATAAATCAGGAGATACTAATACTGACTCAAAGAGTACAAAAGTTAGAAAAATCACTAAGGATGGAGCAAACAAAGATAAAGCCTGTAAAGAATCTAAATAATTTAAATCTAGATGAAATAATTAAAAGTGCAAACATAGCTATGGATAGATTTAACAAAAGAGCTAACAATGAAAGCTAAGTCAGCAAAAGCCAAAGGTAGAAAGTT